TAATGTCTGCGATCTTTGCAGTTAAAAAATAATCGTTTAGTGTTCTCATTTTTTTATCCTCATCGTTCCGCCCTTAATCCAATCTCAGGACTTCAATGTTAATATAAATGCAAGGGGAGCAGATTTTTAGATTACTCCCCTTACACTGTTGTTATTATGAAGTAGTTACGTCTGTAACCAATCCACTTGCCGCTTGGTTTTTAGATTCAAGAGTATATTCAACCACTAAGAATCTTTGATCTGCGTCTGCAGTTCTTGCTGGATCCTCTAGTTTGAAATCTCTTAAAAATGGTACTGCCCACATATCCATTTCAAGCAGTAAAACGTCTTGTCCTCTTTTAGCGGAAGTCGAATTAGCTTTTCTAATCCAACGATTCGGCACAACTTTCATTGTTCCAAAATCTGATTCGTAAACATCAATAGAAGTCATTAATCTTCTATCTTCTGCTTTGTCGAATCTAGTTGCTCCGCCTGTAAAGAAAGACAGTTTTTGTTTGTTGAAACCATTAAGCATAATGGTATCAGGGTTTCCGCCGCTATCCCAAGTGGTTTTCAAAGTTGCTCTCAGTAAAGTTTCTGTGAAAGCTCTTTGAGTTCCATCTGTTCTAATAGCTCCAGAACCAGCTCCTGATCCGCCAGTTCCAGCAGATACATTAGAGGTCATCCAAGTGACAACTCCTCCTAATGCTCTTGCAGTCGTAGCATCTCCTGTCGCAGCCGCAACATTAGATAAAAGAGCATTTTCCATATCTCTTTTAAGTTCTTTTGCAGCTTTAGCTACTTGGTACGCTATTTCACTATTTCTTCCAGCTAAGTTCACAGCGTCATCTGTTCCAGACACTTGACAAGCTTTAGAAGAAATTTGAGTGTAGTTTGTTAGCTTAGTAGTTGAAGTAAGCGTAGGATATGAAATCGAAGCTCCTTCTACTTTAGCATTTGCAGCAACAGCAGATAAACTATCAGTCTGCCATTGATACGAAGTATTAGTAGCTTTTGTTTTACCAATACTAGACAAAAAGGGAGTGTCCGTTGGTGATATATTATAAATTATATCAGAAAGGTCCTCTCTTATGCCGGTTGTACTATAAGTTGTTAATACAGCCATTTTTTTTCTCCTTGTTAGTTGTTAAACGTATTTTGACAACAACTCAACGGCATCTCTAGGATTACCGGTTCGTTGAAGTCGTTTAAATGTTTCCAACCTTGACTGACTTATTTTTTCATCTTTAGTTTCTTTAACACCTGACTTCACCACTTTGGATGGCTTAACTTTCTTACTGACTAAAGTTGGTTTCAACTTTTGGCCAGATTCGAATGTCATCGCATCCATAATCACATCAAACATTCTTGAATCATAAACCTGGTTAATTTCCTGATCGCTGAAATTTCTACCCAGTAAATAATTTCTCATGTTCGATTTAAGAGTTGTTCCTTTAACAGGATCTCCAAATTCAGGATGCTTTAAGGCAACCTTCTTTTGTTCTTCTCTTAAAATTTCCTGAAACTGGTTCTCCTGGTGAGAATGTAGCTTTCTTTGAGCTTGTGCGATTGTTTCTTTTCTTCGCCTTATTTTTCTCTCAAGTTTTGCAGCTTCAGTAGGATCTTCATCAAACAGTTTATCAAGTTCTTTGGAACTTAATTCGCTATTGACTTCGGCATTTAAAGTCATTGTAAGATTATTCAAATCTTCAATCTTGGTTGAATAGTCTTTGGTTAGACGATCTTTGTCAGAACCTAATTGCCTTCTTTCGATGGCCAGTTCTTCCGTCTTTCGTCTATAATCGGCATCTTTTTGATAACCTGCTTTCAGTTCATCAAGGTCAACATCAATTTTTTCACCATTGACTATAATTCGGTGTAAATCAGTTTCTTGAGTTTCTTCGGCGTTTTCTTTTTCAGACGCTTCTTGTTTTTCTTCGGCTTCCTTTTCAGGTTGAGCTTCAGATTTTTTTTCTTCAGGCTGAACTTCAGAAGTTTCCTCAGTTTTATCTTTGGTTTTCTTCGGTTCTTCCTTTACCGCTTCTTTTTGCGATTCACCAGTTATCTCAGCATTAATTTTGCCTTGATCCAGCAAACCCTCAACAGCTTTAGCAGCACCTTGCATTGACCTATTGGTCAATAATGGATTTACTTCAGACATATTGTCCTCCTAAGTTAAGCTCCCTAGTGGGTTGGCTTATTTTAACCTGAATGGTTAAAATTTCTTTTCTTGTTGTTGTTTCCGGAAATTGTCTAGCTGTTTTTCCGCCAGTTTTCCGGTTTCAAGAATACTTTTTAAATGTTGCTCTACTTTTCCTACTACATTGTAGGCAATCCAGAGTTTTTCTCTTGTTTCCACTTCTTTAACTCCGGTTTTATCCAGCAAAGCCTCAGAATAAATTTTTTTAAGAGTATCAATTGACTCTTGAAAAAGTTTATTCTCTAATAATTGTTTCGCTTGAGATGACCGGCTCAGTTCTGTCGTTCTTTTCGCTTGATCTCTGCTGTCCATTTATATTTCTAAACTGTTCGCTAAACATATTAGCACTTTTTTGTGCGGTTTCAAGAATTTTCGTTTTATCAGCCATAATCATTTTATCCAAGTCGGCATCGGCTTTAATTTTAGCCGTATCAAGCTGAGTATTATATTTTAAGGAAATATCTTTTATCTTCGCTTCAAAGTCCAACAGCATTTCTTGGTTTTGATGTTGTAATTCTTGATATTGAAGTTCCAAATCAGCAACTTTACGTTTATTTTCCGCATCAATCCTAGTAAATTCAATCTTTTCGATTGGAGTTAATGGCGGTGGTTGCGGTGGCCCCATCATTTGTTTGCCCATTTCAGGATTAACAAAATAACTTTCAACATTTTTAAGTCCAGCGTTCTCAATAATCTTGGTTAAAGTATTATACATATTCTGTAAAGTAACCATTGGCATTTCCTTACCTCCCTGTAATTGAAACGCCTGAAGCTGTCTTTCTAAAATATTATTAAGCATAACAATCTGTTGTTCCTTTGAACCTGTGCCTAACCCCACCACTACGGAAACATTAAAACGATCTCTCCATTCGGTAGGTTTAACCGGAACATACTTATTATGTATCATAACAACTTTTTCTTTGTCCTGATATTTAACCATCAGTTCAAACATTTTTCTGAATAAATCTTTAACACCAGTTTCGGCAAAAATCCTAGCGACCAGTTCGGAACGCATCTGAGTTTGCGTCATTATAGTATTAACACCGGTTGCCGTTTTTGCATTTAAGACATCAGGATCAAGTCCTTGAATTTGTTTTGAAACTCCGGTTCTGCTTTCCCTTACGGAATCCAAATACTCCAACAAAGGAAATGCTTGTTGGGAAATCGGTTGAGCCTGTAATGGCTGAAGCACCTGATTGGGAGCCTGTTTAGT